GCAAGGTCTTTATGGGATTGGTAGGGCCGTGAGGCCCTATCTGCTCCATGGAAGAAGAAGCGTGCGGGGCGTAGCTTGCGATAAGCAACTCTGCTTATAACAAGATACGGGGACTCTACAATCTAAAGATTATAGAGTTCGGTAACGATTACCCAATCGTCACCTAGGGGAAACTGCTTAGGCCTTTTAGACGAATTAACGTTTAAAAGTAACCTTCGCAGTGACCCTACCGGGCTAGCAACCACAGAATGGGGCTCAACAGCGATAAGCAATTCAGTATCCTTTACGATACTGAGGCTCTCGTCCCATTGAGACCATCTTGAGGTTCGCCGGCGTCGGATTTTAAAAGAGTCGTACTGATTTCTCAGCCCGATTCTCCCGTTCCGGATAAATCCTCCGACAAATGAGATTAGGAGACCTTCACCATTGTAAGCGATCTCTCGCCTACGTTTATAGTGAAGGAAGCTTAGTCTCTCATCGGGTGATATAGGCATACGCATTGATCGGGGACGCTTCACCAGTGCTTTATAGATTACAGCACCAGTGAAAACATCTCTTTTCAATGCGGCAGGCGCGTAAGGCACCTTGATACCCTCTGCATCGCCGTCATGATAAGGAATGGGTAGATATTCAACCCACCCCCTCAAGACAGCGATCGTGGAGGGAAGCAAGATACCACTAAGCGCCGACCACCTAATCAACCGATTAATGACGGAGTAGACGTCTGCACTTGTGGCAAGTGATTTACAGTAGACGCCACGGATTTCATGGCCTCTAAAGTAGTCACCACCACAAGACTCTCGGAAGTATCCTGCATTGAACGATTTGTCATCGTTCACGATAAAGCCAAACATCTGGAGGGCTCTAACGACAACATTATAACTGTCCTTTCGGACAATAATGTCATCGCCAAAGACCGCCCAGTTGCTAGGCCCTTTTCTGTCGTAGACTAGGGGAATACCCAGTATACGATAGCAGGCTACAACGATAGTCGAGAAAAGGAGAGTTTGTAGAGGAAAAGTGAAACCATTCCCCATCGAACTCACCATATGAAGCTGATCCGACGTGCCATCTGGGTAGATGACGCGAGGCGACCTTGCGAACTCAAGCAAGTCTAACAATTCGTTAGGCAAGATTGATCGCAGCATCTTCAGCGACATACTGTCTGACGCGCTGGATAGATCGATAGTTCCAAAAGAACCATCAATCGATCCAATACGTGCCAGTCGTCTATTGAGATTAGGCTGTCGAGAGAGATCTATTCGAAATCTCTGCTTCAGCTGACGCTCAAGGACGAAACCGATACCTTTTTGAAAGTACATATTCAAAGTAGGTTCGGTACAGATACTTCTCGAAACTTCAGACGTCTTCGGAACATAAGAAAGACGGTTACCCACTTCTATACTGTACCCATAACGTTTGTCGCGCTTCACCTCTGCGCTAAAATGCGTTGGGTGAGCAAGTATAGAATACCGGTAGTACCGGTACAACCGTTCTGATGTACCAGTGAGGGGCCCATCGAAGAGTTTTGTATAAAAATTCTCCGAACGAGCTCCAACACTAGCGCCGGGACCAACACCCCAGTTGTCAAGAATATCCGACAACGAGATGTTAGACTCGGGTCCGTTTCCAACGATGTCGAACCAGAGCGATCTTACCTCTCCGATAATTTCATCGTCTTGAGTTGTCTGTGGATTTAACTCGAAAGATTCGCAGTGTCTGTTGCTCTTTTTAAAGAGCTCCAAGCACTTTGAGTCTGCAGAGTCCCCTTGCTCATCTTGAAACTTCTTCCAAAATGAGTTTTGGAGCCACAAACTTCTAGCGGATGCAATTGTCATATCTGATGTAAGCATATGCTCTTGCACTTTCAGATCAGAAAGCAGGGCCTTACGTAGTTTTTCGCAATCGCGCATAAAACCTCCGGAAGGTACTTAGCTGTTGAAGAGCTTGACCGTCTACAGTACGCCAGATACCATGGTATCACCCAATCCAGCAGATTGCTGGTTAAGTGCACCAATGGCGGCCGAAAGGGCCGCACGGATATTCGGCGCATCTGCAGTATCGGCTCCAGCAGGCACATCAATTTCAATCTTGATGAGCATGACTGAAGCCGGCTGACCAGCCAGAGGAGTAACGCCCTTACGGACGATAATCTTCCAGCTGTTCTTCGGAACGCTCGGCAACAGGCCAGTGTTGGGAACGACAGGACTCAGAGTTTTGAAGCTCTTTGGCCTGACGATCGTCACCGTAAAAGGTGACGCAACGGTGTGAACCGTGGCTCCAACTTGCGTACCTCCCAGAGCGGTGACTGCAACCTGCCTTCCGTTCACGTCTGGTGCCACATCGGCAACATGCGTGTAAGTTGGTGAGGTGAATCCCGTCTGAGCACCACCCGTTATGGGTGATGTAAGTGAGAACGACATAGTCGAACTCCTTTATGCAAAGTTAGCGCAATTCCACGTGAGGAGGATTCCTCAAATGGTCTAACCCGTTTTACTCATGAGCAAGGCACCTATGTTAATAAACTGCTTAACAGAGATGTCCTCTACTCCTGTAAACCGAGGCAGCAACAAGGGTACCCCGGACGGAGAACGGTTAACGGTTCGCGTTTTTTGCGTGAACCCGCCGCTTTTTCCCGAGACATTTAAGTCAGCCACTTTTTCACCGGCGCCACTGTAATCGTGTAGTATCTGAGCCTTAGAGCGTTCCAGGTCGGGAGATAGATTTATGTCCCTCTGGGACTCTTTGATCTCAGTATACCACAGACCAGTTACGCCGGACGTGTCTGTCATAAGTGCCTGTAGGGCATCGCCGATATTGGTAAAATAATCGACGAGGAATGAGTAAGGAATAAGCTCCCACACTGTGGGAACAAAACTCCTTAGGTCAAAACCCGACATTGAAACTATACGTTCCAATGGCGGCGACCCAGCCTCATACTTAGGACCTTGAAGGAAGCCTCTATAGATTGCTTTGACCTCTGCTGTGTCAATCGTTGTTTGATTGACAAACATACCGCCAAAGCTCACCGTAGAAGCTGCCTGAGCCACTTGTTTGGCTTCCACGCCAAAGGCACGAAACCGAACTCTATCACTTTCGTGAATGAG